GGTGCTCACTGGACTTAATGTTATGGATGTGTTAAAATCAAATACCTACTCAGGTTTAGAAGCAAAAATTAAGTTTAACAACTGGAAGAAAATATGAGCAACGGAACGAAAGTCGTTAAGAGAAATGGTAAAACTGAACCCCTTGATCTAAATAAACTCCACATTATGGTGGAAGAGGCATGTAAGGACCTCGCAAATGTATCTGCATCACAGGTTGAGATGCAGTCTGGTATTCAATTTTATGATGGCATCACAACTGCAGAGATTCAGGAGATTCTGATTCGTTCTGCTTCTGACCTGATTGACCTGGAACATCCCAACTATCAGTTCGTTGCTGCCCGTCTGCTACTGTTTGCCCTTCGTAAGCAATTGTTTGGAAGAATGCATGAGTGCCCCACAGTAAAACATCATGTAGAGCGTTGTGTTGGTAGAGGTGTTTATGACCCCGAGATTCTGTCACTGTACTCGGATGAGGAGTTTGAAAAACTTCAGTCGTTCATTGATCATAGTCGTGACTATCTGTTTACTTATGCAGGTCTACGTCAGGTCGTTGATAAGTACCTCGTGCAGGATAGAAGCACTGGGGCACTTTATGAGACTCCACAGTTTATGTACCTTTTGATTGCCGCAACAATCTTCTCAAAGTATCCTAAAGAAACCCGTCTAGATTACGTTAAGAGGTATTATGACGCAATCAGCAAGCACAAAATCAACATTCCAACCCCCATCATGGCGGGAGTGCGAACGCCACTTAGACAATACGCTAGTTGTGTTCTGGTTGATGTTGATGACACCCTCGATAGTATCTTTACTAGCGATATGGCTATTGGCAGATATGTTGCACAAAGGGCGGGTATCGGTATCAACGCAGGTCGAATCCGTGGTATCAACAGTAAAATTAGAGGTGGTGAAGTCCAGCACACTGGCGTTGTACCATTTCTCAAAAAATTTGAAGCGACTGTCCGTTGCTGTACGCAAAATGGCATACGAGGAGGAAGCGCGACGGTCCACTTCCCAATCTGGCACCAAGAAATCGAAGACATCCTAGTACTAAAAAATAATAAAGGAACCGAAGATAACCGTGTTCGTAAGTTAGACTACAGTATCCAAATCTCTAAACTTTTCTATGAACGATTTATCCGCAGCGAAGACATCTCACTCTTCTCTCCACACGACGTTCCTGGTTTGTATGATGCTTTTGGTACTGATAGATTTGATGAGTTATACAATGTTTATGAACGAGATGAGTCTATTCCAAGAAAAACTATCGCAGCTCAAGAACTATTTCTCTCACTCTTGAAAGAACGTGCAGAAACTGGTCGTATTTACATTATGAATATTGACCACTGCAACTCCCACTCATCTTTCATCGATAAAGTTGAGATGAGTAATCTGTGTCAGGAAATCACTCTCCCAACAAAACCACTTCAACATATTGATGATACTGATGGTGAAATTGCTCTTTGCATTCTTTCTGCTATTAATGTTGGTAAAATTAAGAGTAATGAAGATCTTGAAATTCTTTGCGATCTTGCTGTTAGGAGTCTCGATGAACTCATTGATTTTCAGGGATACCCCGTCAAAGCAGCAGAAATCGCCACAAGAGCACGTCGTTCACTTGGGGTAGGTTTTATTGGTCTTGCCCATTATCTTGCCAAGCACGGCGAACATTATGATGATCCTGGTGCTTGGAAACTAGTTCATGATTTAACTGAGGCATTTCAGTATTATCTCATTCAATCAACAGTCAATCTTGCAAAAGAAAAAGGTGCTTGTGAATATTCACATCGCACCAAGTATGGGCAAGGTATTCTTCCGATTGATACATACAAGAAGGATGTGGATGAAATCGTTCCAAACGAACTGAACTATGATTGGGATAGTCTTAGGGAGCAGGTTAAGCAATACGGTGTACGGAACTCAACTTTGTCCGCACAGATGCCATCGGAGAGCAGTTCCGTTGTGTCAAACGCAACCAACGGAATCGAACCTCCTCGCGGATACTTGTCCATTAAGAAGTCGAAAAAAGGTCCACTTAAGCAAATTGTTCCACAGTATCAGACACTTAAGAACAATTATACGCTTCTTTGGGATATGCCTAGCAATCGCGGTTATATTCATATTGTTGCTGTTATGCAAAAATTCTTCGATCAAGCGATTTCTGGAAACTGGTCGTATAATCCAGAAAATTATGCCGATAATGAAGTTCCTACTTCAGTAATGGCACAAGACCTTTTGACTACATATAAGTACGGCTGGAAAACCAGCTACTATCAGAACACACACGATATGAAGAATGATGAAGTTGAAGAAACTCGTCAAACGTTAGAAAATTTAATGTCCGAAATTCTAGAATCAGAGGAGGAAGATTGTGAGTCTTGTAAGATTTAAAACGGGTTTGGAGGATAAACCAATGGTCGAATCAATGACCGTGTTTAATTCTCAAGAAGTAGACACCAAAAAGCAACCAATGTTTTTTGGACAACCACTAGGAATACAGAGATATGATTCTTACAAGTATCCAATTTTCGATAAACTAACAACTCAACAACTAGGTTACTTTTGGAGACCTGAAGAGGTCTCGCTCCAAAAAGATAGGGGAGATTATCAATCTCTCCGTCCAGAACAAAAGCACATTTTTACCAGCAACCTGAAGTATCAGGTAATGTTGGACTCAGTTCAGGGTCGTGGACCTGGTATGGCGTTCGCGCCTTACTGTTCACTTCCAGAACTGGAAGCGTGTATGAAGGTATGGGAGTTTATGGAGATGATCCACTCCCGTTCATACACTTATATCATTAAGAACGTTTATTCAGACCCATCTGAAGTGTTTGATACCATTCTAAAAGAGGATCGTATTATGGAACGTGCCGTCAGTGTGACTGAGGCATATAATGACTTTATTAATAGTGCTCAGCATTATGGTTCTACTAATGACTGGATTCATGCATTAGAACAAGTTCCATCGGCACTGGAGGGAAGGTATGAACTCAAACGTAAACTGTTCCGAGCAGTTGCAAACGTTAATATTCTTGAAGGTATTCGCTTTTATGTCAGCTTCGCTTGTAGTTTTGCTTTTGGCGAACTCAAGCTTATGGAAGGAAGTGCAAAAATCATCTCACTAATTGCCCGTGACGAAAACCAGCACTTGGTTATTACTCAGAACATTTTGAATAAATGGAAGGAAGGTGATGACCCTGAGATGGCACGTATTGCCAAAGAAGAGGAACAATGGTTTTATAAGACCTTTGAGAATGCTGTAAACCAGGAAAAACTTTGGGCAGAATATCTGTTCAAGGACGGTTCGATGATTGGTCTAAATGACAAACTGTTACAGCAGTATGTTGAATGGATTGCTAACCGTAGAATGAAGGCAATCGGACTCAAACCACTTTATGACATTCCAGCAAAGAATAATCCACTTCCTTGGACTGAGCACTGGATTTCTTCAAAGGGACTTCAAGTTGCTCCACAAGAGACAGAAGTTGAGTCATACATAGTAGGTGGGATTAAACAGGATGTTACCAAAGATACTTTCTCAGGATTCCAATTATGATGAATGGTGTGAACAGGAAATCCTGAACGCATACAAAGAAGCAGCAGAATGTGATGAATACTTATTTGGTGATTATGACTATTCTAAAGAATGGTTAGGTAAATGTAATGATGATGTAAAATGAGGGTCTTAAGGCCCTCTTTTTTTATAAATATTTCTAGAAATTTTTATAAGTATAAAAAAATGTTACCATCTGACGTTAGAAGTTTGTACGAATCATATCAATCAATTTATCAGCAAAAGGAAGAAAATGAAATTTCTTTGGAAATGATTGATGAGATTGTAGAAGAGCTTGTAGAAGAATGCTTAGAATTTGGATATACTCTCGATGAAGCAACTGATATCGTTCAAGAAGCAGCAGAACTTTATTTTGATATTCAAGAACTTGAAGAGGCAAAAGTAACTTATGGTAGTGATACTGAGAGCCCAGAAGAAAGAACTGCACGTGCAAAAGAAAGACTTGGTAGTAGAAAGACAGAAGCACGTAAGGCAGCAGTAAAAGGAGCTGTAGAGCGTGTTAAAACAAAGGCAAAGGGTGTTCGAGCAGCTGCTGGAATCGCAGGTTCTATCGCCAAGGACGAGGCAAGAAGAGCAGGGCGTGGTGCCTTACATGCTGCTGGTAAAGCTGCTAGTGCTGCTGGAAGCGCCGTTACAGGGGCAGCAAAGGCAGTCTACGGCGCTGCAAAGGAAAAGAAGGCAGAAGTTAAGAAAGGAGTTAAGAGTTTAATTGGAAGGGGTTTACGCAAGGTTTCAGGCGCTGCTGGTGTAGTTGCCCAGAAGGCACGTAAAGCAGGTGCTGCCGCCGGTAAAGCTGCAGAGAGACTTGGTGAAGAAATTATTACTGAAGATCCCGTTCAAGATTATAGAGATATGCAGAGGGCAAAACAAAATGCTGCTGGAATGAGAGGTCCGGAGTTAAGTCATTCGACATCATCTGGTGGTTCTGCTGCACAAAAGCCCCAACCAAGAAGTAGAGAGTTTTCTCATGGAGGTGGAACTCGTCCTTTAAAATCAGTTGTAAAGGGTGGTCTTACAATGTCTTATGAACCACAAGGTGAAATTGTTGATGAAAATATTCAAGCAATGGTAAAAACTGGTTTAGATAAAGCTTCTAACTTTATGAAAACCAATCCTGTTGGCAAAGCAGCCTCTGCAGTTCTTGCACCGGTAGGATCTGGAAGAAAAACTCCTACTGCAACAAGTGGTGGATACAGAAAAGAACAGTATGAACCGGAAGACATTTATGATTTGGTGATAGAGTATTTGCTGGTCAATGGTCATGTAGAGAGTATTTCAGAAGCTCATTACGTTATGTCACAAATGGACGTTGAAATGATTACTGATATTGTTGAAGAAACTCTAGATGAAGCTCGTAAAGCAACTAGACTAGGATATGAAAAAGGAACTGATGCCAACCCTACGAATAGAAATATTCCAACAGGTGATCCATCTCAAAGAACAAGACTTCATTCAAGACTGAGGAGTCGTGCCGATCAAATGGGAAGGGAGAGAAGAAATTCTCCAGAATATAAGGCTGGTGCCAGACCTCCACTAAAAAAGAAAGAAAAAGCATTTTTAAAAGCATCTGATAGAACTGCCCAGCATGTTGCACGTCCAAATGTTCCAGATACTGGAAGTCATGCAGAATGGCCAAGTCAAAGAAGAGCACAAAGAGATCCTAAACAGAATCCAAAGCATAACGCAAACAAATAATACCAGGAGGGGAAACCCTCCTTTTTTAATATCTCGTAACAGGTCTTTTAACAAATATTTCACCTTCAATAATTCTAGTTGTTATTCCATCCTTATATAAAACAATATCATAAAGATATTTTCCTGGATTTAATTGTGCTGTCTCATTAGCATTCATTGATATTTTAATTTTTCCGGAAAAAACATCAATTATAGAACAATTAAATAATTTTGATGTCAAAGACAATGGATTTTTTTTTATTTTTGAAATAATGGTATATCCATTTAAATACATTAAACCTCCATTATCTTCCAAGACAAAAACTTGATCGAAATCTGTTCCGATATAAATTGTTAGATTAGTTGTATATACTGCCATTTTACTAAGATTAAGAACTAATACCTGCTCTGACTAATACGCTTCCTTCAACAACTATACTTTTATAATTTGTTGGTGATAGAAGCAGTACATCATACACATACCTACCTTCTTTAATTGATGAAGTTATTGTTGAACCTAAAGATAATGATATTAATCCTTCAGACGCACTAGTTATTCCTACTTGAAATTCCGCAGTTTTTATTGATGAATCTACATGCTTTCTTATCATTGAAGAAACTGCATATCCCGTCAAATTTATAATTTCTGAAGAATTTGAATTTAAAATAGTTAATGATTGTGAAAATGTTTCTCCAGAATTAATAACAATATTATTTGCATAAACTGCCATTATTATATCTCTTTATTAAATATTTATCAAGAGCTTGACTTAATTTGAAAATTTAAGTAGAATCGCTTTGCTAGCGTTGAAGATAAATAATATCTCATAAAGACTTATAATATGAGTTATGAAAACCCTTGGAGATTCAATGGGGAAGTTTTTGAGTCTTCTGACATTCAAGATAATTTTGGTTTTGTATATCATATACACTGCAATCAAACTGGTCGTAGTTATATTGGTAGAAAGTATTTCTGGTCTTTCCGCACACCAAGAGGAAAATCTAGAAAAGTTAAGTCAGAGTCCGATTGGAAAACATATTACGGCTCCTGTCCTGAACTCAAAGTCGATGTTAACCTTTGGGGGAAGGAAAGATTTACTAGAACAATCCTCAGTCTCCATAAAACAAAAGGACAGTGCAATTACGAAGAAACCAAACAGCTTTTCCTAAATAATGTGTTGATTGAGTCTCTTGACGATGGAACGCCGGCGTACTACAATAGCAATATTCTAGGACGCTATATGCGAAAAGATTATGGTAACTTTGGAACAGACTCTTCGCCAAACACATGATTGGGCAGTTGACCGCATTCATACTCTCTGTGAAAGGAATATTGAAGATGCCCATGCGATTCAATCTGAATTTAGTGAATGGTTGAATCCGAATATTCCTGATCATGATATTTTCTCATTAGAGTTCATAGGAGAGGGAGATGACACTAGACCTTCATAACTTTTTTAAATTTTACGACGAAAAGAATTCAAATCATGTTGCAGCAGTTCAATGGTTAGAAGATAACCTTCCTGCTCAATTTCTTGATGATTCAGAGACTGACTGGATTGGTATTTACAGAACAAAACCACCAACTCCAGCAGTTCTTGCAGTTCCATATTTCAATCAAGTAGACAATTACAGAGATGCACATAGAACTTGTAACAGTTCGTCATGTGCTATGTGTCTTGCGTTCCTCAAGCCAGGAAGCATTAAAGGTGATGACGAATACGTCAAGAAAGTATTTGCGATTGGTGATACGACTGACCATGCCGTACAGACGAAGGTTCTGGCAGGTTATGGTATTAAGTCACACTTTAGTTACAATTTATCTTTTGCTGATATCGATAAAAGTTTGGACGCTGGGAAGCCCGTTGTTATTGGCATACTCCATAGGGGTTCTC